CGTAGAGAAAGAAGAGAAGTACCGCTGGCTAATGACCGCTGCCCAAGCAAGAATAGAAGTATGGCGGACCAACCAGTATTCAGCCAGAATGGAAATCAGGGCTACGCAATGAACAACAAGCTGAACGCAAAGGAAAGACTACACCTAGCAAGGGTGAAGATGCTTCCCTGTTCAGTATGTGATAAGTCAGGACCCTCAGAAGCTCACCACTACAAACAAGGTCTGCAATATACCTGCATAGCATTATGTCAAGATTGCCATACTAATTCAGTATTAGGCTGGCATGGTCAAAAGAGAATGTGGCATATTAAGAAAATGGATGAGATTGATGCCTTAAATAATACTATTAAAAGATTATTTGATACCCCGTCTGAAAATAATAATGCTTTCTAATATCAAAAGTTTCAAAAACTTTGAACTTACAAAAATTGGTTAAAACGGGTTTGTAAAAAGTAAATGCCACTTTTTTGTAAAACCCATACTTTTAGGGTTTACCCTTAGTTTTTTGCTAGTTAGCACTCACTTCACAAAATCATGTAAGTTGGCACTCACTTCGCTAGATATCAAAACAGCGCATGAGACACAATCTAATGATGCACCTAGAAGGCCATTAAAACCCGTTTTGAGCCGTTTTTTTGCTTAAGGTATAGCTACTATGCTTGAGCCATCAAAAACGCATTGTAGGCGGTTTAAAACAATTTGCATGATGTGAGCACTCACTTACAAAACACTTTCAAAAAAACCCGCATATTGCAGCGGGAATTTTAGAAAATGCTTTTTAGATGCTATCGGTTAACACCCAGCAAGTGTTTTCGTAAGCTTCAAAAACGCAAAATTTATCATTTATTTTATCGAAGGGTTTAATTAAAACCCCTAGTTCACCCGAAGGGTAAGTGAATTTTTCCAGAATTTCACCTAATTTTGCGGGATCACAATCGAAGGCCACAATTGAACCTATTTTCATTTTTGGCCTTTTAATGTAATTCGTAAGAGATAACGTTATCCGTCCAGCATTCCCGACAATCGAGACATGCCCCGTTTTGTTGTGGCGCTTTGCATGGTGTCCCGATAGCATTTTTTGTGTGAACGTTCGATGCGGTAATGCCTGGCACGTTTTGCAAGCTTGCGGGTATTTGTACGGGCTTGTCGGGGTACATAGCCGATAAGCGCACAACTAAATTTTTGGGAATGCTGTTTTTCCCATGCTTTGCAATAAAAGCTTTAATGATGCTGTATTCCCTAGTTGGCAGCCAGTGCATTGTGCTGGGTGTTGCATGGCATACAGCAACAATTTTCTCTAAGTGTTCAAGGTTTTGTAGGTCACCGCTATCGTGCCAGCGGAAAAACGGATCTTTTCCAATATGGGAAACCATTCCCGATACCCAAAATTCCCCGTTGATACTATCTAGGCGGGAAAATTGGGCGGGTTTAATGTTTTTCTCATACATTTTGTAGAAACCCTTATCGGCATAACACGAAGCGCAAATTGAACCTGGCAATTGGGCCATTTTGAAACCCGTTTTACATGCTTCGGTCGGTAAACTGTAGGATCTACATGGCATTTTTGACGTTGACGTAAGGGAACCGCAAACAATAGCCGCCTGGGTTTTTGTCATTGACACAATGGGAATGATTTTCATAATTGACACCTATTAAAAAAAGAAAAGAGAGATTAAATTGTGCAACACCCGCAACATGGTGCATCGATGCAGCGCCCGTTTTTGTTCCGATAGAACGTTGACGGGCCGTTTTCACCATAAAAAGTGATTGTGTCGCTATCGGGTTCAAGTACAGCCCGTTTTGTGGCGGTATCGTATAGGATCCAGTCGCCTACATTGATAACCGCATTCGATTGTGAACACTTAGAACGGAACCTTGAGCGCATTTTCTTAAGCATGAGCGGCCCCTATTAATTCCAGCGGATCAATAATTGTGCAGCGGTTCACATGGTAAGCGCTGGCCCTATAGGTGGAACCCGAAGCGCCTAAAACCTTAACATGCCAGCCCCGTCTAGGGCCAGCGGGTGAAATTAGTTCGAATTCCCGACCATGCGGAGAAAATTTAACGATATCCCCTTGTTTTACTTTAGTTTTGGGTTTGCGCTTTGCATTCTCTCTACATTTATTTCTCCATTTAAGCGCCCATTGTGCAGATTGTCTAGCGTCTAGCGGATCAATCGGGGCCAGTTTGTCTAGCAGATCAATCATTCTAAGGGGCGCATTAGCAGAGTAAGGCCCACAATTTTCGGTCAATTCCTTATATCCGAACTCACCCTTAGAACGTGAGAATTGAACGACAACACCATAAAAAACGGGATCATTGTTAGGTGTAGAGAATTTACAAACCGCATAAAAAACGTTTCCCTTAGTGGCCTTGTCTATAAATTCCCATGATGCGCCACTGTCATTAGATCCCGTCAATTCACGGGTAAGGATATCTGCAGCTTTTAAGCTGGCATTGTCTAAAAATGATGTATAGCCCATGATGCGCCCCTTACTTAACCAAAACGTCAAAGTAAGCCAGCATCAAAGCCAGCAAGCCGCAAAACAATGCAAGCCCACAAATTGATTGAAAGATAATTGATTTCATGTTGACACCTATTAATGGATACGTTCCGATTGAACGTGCATTTATAGTAGCAACAAAAGAAAAGAAAAGTATTAGTACAAACCCTATGTTCAACAACTTAAAACCCTTACATATAAACCCTAATGCGCTTTGATTTTGTAGCCACAATTAAGAAAAGAAAAGAAGGGGAAACCCACAACAAGGGATCCAGTCATGTAAGGGGATAGACAAGGGGAATACATAAGGAACATAAGGGGAACGGATAAGACAAGCATTTATAGACCTACATTTAAAACATTGATAGAGAAACCTTTTAGACACCGAAACAATCAATCTCTACACACCTATGAGACAAGATGCGAATGCGAATCATTCTCATTTAGACTTAGGGTTTACCCTAATAGGGTTTCTACATAGGGGTTTACCCCCCCCATGTGTAAAAGTGAGGGGGTGCTGTGGCAGGGGACAATGACACACATCGATATAGCATTCAATTCACAGATAGACCCCCCTCCATATATTTGCGATAATGAGGCATAGTCAAAAAAATTTTTGGAGTATTTATGGCTGAAAAGGGATTGCTAGGTTATTTGATGGGACAAGGGGAGACTAGGCCGAGTAGTTTGGCTGAGAGTAAGAACCCTGCTCAATACTTAATGCAGTTGGCATCTGAGAGGCCAGAGTACGCAGCATTGGCTGAGTATTTGCAATCTAGGAATGCGATGCCACCAGTTTCATTTGGATATATGCCTGATAGTTCTGCTGGTCAATTTGTGCAACAGGGTATTTTTAGTAACAGTAATACCCCAGTTACTGGAAAAGTAAATTTAACTGATGCATTTTTAGGAAGAAGAGTAGACCCAGCAGCCGCCATCCCAACTTTAGTGCATGAATTAACTCATGCAACTCAAAAAGAAATGATAGGTCAAAATCTTCAAAAGGATGTTATTGATCCTCAAGCTAAACAGCAGTATTTAGATGCATATAAAAAGCTTAGTTATGACCCCTCGAAAAGGGGTATTGAGGCTTTTCGTGAAGGTTCATTATCTAAAAGGTTAAATCCTGAATGGACTGATAAGAATCAAGGATATAGGGCTTCAGTTCTTGAGTTGCCAGCTTGGGCTATGGGTGATGTTGCGAATAAAAATCCAGTTAATAGCTACGATCCATATAAACCACCAGCACACTTAAATGCCACATTAGCTACTGAACGTCAGATTCTTCTAGACCTAGCAACAAGAGATGCAAAAAAAAATCCAAACAAGAGAGCTAGATAGTCAAATGATATACTTGATTTTGTAACCATTAAATCAAGGAGAAGATATGGCTGGATTTCCTATGAGGAGAGCTTTGGAGAAGAAGATAGAGACTCTAGGAGGCATTGAGTTTGTTACGGCACACATAGCACAGGGAATGACTATTGGACGCTTGGCAGAGTTTATAGAGTGTTCTAGGCCCATGCTTTCTTTCTGGATAAACCATACGGATGAGAGAAGAGATGCGGTACTTGCAGCTAGGAAGCTAAAGGCTGAGAAACTGGCAGAAGAAGCCCTAGAGATTGCTGATGAAGCAGATGAGACAAGTAACAGTGGAGTTAATAAAGCCAGACTACAGGTAGACACCCGTAAGTGGATGGCCTCTAAGCTTGACCCTGAGAACTACGGAGACACTGCCAAAACCCAAGTTAATATCAGTTTGGGTGATCTGCACCTCCAAGCTCTTAAGCATATGGGTCAGGCTGAAGTCGTAACCTTGGAAAACAATGGCTCATAATCCTTTTATCGAGTTCATAAAGCTTTACAGAAATGATCCTGCTCTGTTCGTCAAAGAGGTCCTCGGAGTAGAGCCTGATGATTGGCAGAAAGACTTTCTTAACGCTGTCGCTACTGGTGAGCGTAAGATTAGTATCCGTTCTGGTCACGGAGTGGGTAAGTCAACCACCGCTTCTTGGGCAATGCTATGGTTCTTGTTGACCAGGTATCCCGTCAAGGTAGTGGTTACTGCCCCTACTTCTGCCCAACTTTATGACGCTTTGTTTGCCGAGCTAAAGAGATGGGTCAAAGAACTACCCAAACCTATCCAAGACCTACTTGATGTCAAACAAGAGAGGATAGAACTCAAGGCAAGTGCGACAGAGGCGTTTATCTCTGCAAGGACATCTCGTGCTGAACAACCCGAAGCCTTACAAGGTGTCCACTCTGATAACGTCATGCTGGTAGCAGATGAGGCTTCTGGTGTCCCAGAGGCAGTATTTGAGGCCGCTGCGGGTTCTATGTCTGGTCATAACGCTCTAACCATACTGTTGGGCAATCCAGTACGTTCTTCTGGCTTCTTCTTTGACACACATAACAGACTGAAAGACGAATGGTGGACTAGACGGGTATCCTGCTTGGACTCTACCCGTGTTAGTAACGAATATGTAGACGACATGAAATCCCGCTATGGCGAGGAAAGTAATGCTTATCGGATCAGGGTTCTAGGTGAATTCCCAAGGAGTGACGATGACACGATTATCCCAATGGAACTACTTGAGTCTGCCAAACATCGAGATACAAGAGCCTATGAAGACGCTCCGATTGTTTGGGGATTGGACGTTGCTAGGTTCGGCTCTGACTCGTCAGTTTTGTGTAAGCGTCAATCCAATGTGGTTCATACACTAGAGCGTTGGAGAAACCTAGACCTCATGCAACTAACTGGTGCAGTGGTGGCTCAGTACGAAGCCTGTGACCACAAAAGTAGACCCACAGAGATTCTGGTTGACTCTATTGGCCTT